CAGAAACAGATGGAAGCAATGCAGCTTGACCTGAAGTATGGTCAGTCTGTGGCTCAAATCAAGGAAGAAGGCAACAACAAGCGCAAGCTGATGGATGTGACTTCACGCGCTCACAACACTGAAACAATGGCTGAAGTTAAGGTCAATGACCAGAACACACGCGCCATCACAAGCCAGAACAAGACTGAGCTGGATGCGATTGTGCAGTTGCTCATTCATCACATGGACACAGGCCGATTGGTCAAAGAAATTGAAGCTCGTAACGCAGACCAACTGCAAGCGGCGCAATTTGCAGTGTCGGACATTGACAATGAACAAAACCCCTTGATGGGACAATGATTCTGTGGTAGATTAACCACAACCTTACCCGTGAGGTTCACGGGGCAAATTCGTAGGGACACGTAATGTCTGAAAAAAATGCAGGTCAAGTTTTGACCAGCGAAAACGCAGCGGAATTTTATGCAAACAGATTAGGTTTAGCTGAATCACCAGCTCCTGCCGAGGCCGAGCAATCGGAGCCGACAGAAGCAGTTGAACAGAGTGAACCTGAAGAAGCAGAAGCCGAAGCAAAACAAGAGGGTGAGCGCAAGCAAAATCCTAAACTTGAGCGCCGTTTTTCTGAGATTACTAAGCAACGTGAAGAAGCGCGTAAAGAAGCGCAACAAGAACGTGAAGCAAGGCAAGCTCTAGAAGCGCGTTTGGCAGCTTTAGAAGGCAAACAACAGCCCACAAAGGCAGAGTTTGTTGACGAAAAGCCGCAACCTAGCCAGTTCAGTGATGCGTTTGAATATGCTGAAGCTCTTGCCGAGTACACAGCCGACAAGCGCATTGCTGATATGAAGCGTGAAGAAGCACAGGCTAAAGAAGCCGAGCAACGCCAGAAGGTAATTACCCAATGGACTAGCAAAGTGGAAGCAGCCAAAGCATCTTTGCCTGATTTTGATGACATTGTTGCGTCAAGTGATGTGGTCGTAAATGACGACATTCGTGATGCCATTCTGGAGAGTGACGTAGGCCCACAAATCCTGTATCACCTAGCTGAGAACGATGAAGTCGCAAAGAAAATCGCTGGTTTGTCGCCAAAGCAAGCGTTGCGAGAGATTGGGAAGTTGGAAGCTCGTTTTGAGGCAAAGCCCGAAGCAGAGAAGCCAGCCCCGATTGTTAGAAGTAAAGCACCAGCACCGATTCAACCGATTCGCGGGGGTAAGAACACACCTGATGTGCCATTAGATTCCAATGGGGTCTTTTTTGGAACAGCAGCGCAGTGGAAAGAACTTCGCAAAGCGGGAAAAATTCGGTAAACCTAATCTTTTTGAAAGCAAAAAATGTCAAACAATTTATTGACCATTAGCAAGATCACCAACGAAGCGTTGATGGTCTTGGAAAACGAGTTGACCTTCACTTCTGAAGTTGACCGCAACTATGACGACCAATTCGCTGTCGTGGGCGCTAAGATCGGTAACACCGTGAACGTTCGCAAGCCTGGTCGTTTCATCGGTACTACTGGCCCCGCTCTGAACGTTGAAGATTTCAACGAAACCAGCGTGCCTGTGACCCTTTCGACACAATTCCACGTTGACACACAGTTCACCACCCAAGATTTGGCATTGTCTTTGGACATGTTCTCTGATCGCGTGTTGAAGCCTGCAATCGCTGCAATCGCCAACAAGATTGACCGTGACGGTATGGCTATGGCTGTGGCTCAAACTGCCAACATCGTTGGTACTGCTGGCGTTGTGCCTACTGAACTCCTGACCTACTTGACCGCTGGCGCTTATCTCGACAGCGAAGGCGCACCACGCGATGGTCGCCGTTCATGTATCGTTGAACCCTTCACATCTGCTTCTATCGTGAACAGCTTGAAAGGTTTGTTCGTTCCTCAAGAAGCCATCGCTTCTCAATACCGTAAAGGTTTGATGGGCCGTGATTCTGGTGGTATGAACTGGAAACTGGACCAGAACGTTGTGGCACAAACTTTCGGTGACAACAGCACCGACACCGTGACCGCTTCTGTGAACACCACAACTGGCACTGGCTTCTTGACTTCTGGTTGGGCTTCTAGCTCCACTATCAGCATGACTGCCGCCAACACAGGTATCATCAACTTGAACGCTGGTGACGTTTTCACGATTGATGGCGTGTATGCTGTCAACCCACAGAACCGTCAAGCCTACGGCTCGAACAAGCTGCGTAACTTCGTTGTGAAAACAACCGTTGCAATCAGCTCTGGTTCGTCTGCCAACGTGGTTGTGTCGCCTGCCGTTATCACTGCTGGTCAATTCCAGAACGTGACAATCCCAACAACTTCTAGCTCTGCTGCCGTGACCCAGTTCAACAAAACTGGTGTGGTGTCTGCTCAGAACATCATCATGCACAAAAACGCTTTCACTTTGGCAGTAGCCGATTTGGAATTGCCAGAAGGCGTGCATTTTGCTGGTCGTGCAAGCGACAAGGAAATTGGTTTGTCAATGCGCGTGGTTCGTCAGTACACGATCAACAACGACAGCATCCCAACTCGTTTGGATGTGTTGTACGGTTGGGCGCCTCTGTACCCTGAATTGGCTTGCCGCGTTGCATCCTAATCAGTCTTGGGGGGTTCGCCCCCCATTTCTAAATCAAACTTTTTAAGGAAATATCATGTCTAATCCAGGACCAGCATCAACCCAAACCCCTATTTACCTGTTGAACGGTAACGCTGCTGATGGCGCACTCGTTGGCGCTTCTGGCGGTCTGGTGGGTTTTTACGGTACTACTCCAGTTGCACAAGCAGGCGCAATCACCGCATTGACCGCTGCCCCATCAACTGCTGAGTTTGTTGCCGCAACTAATGCCATCATCACTGCTTTGCAGAACGTTGGTTTGACCGCTTAATTTTTTAAGCAGTTGCCTTAACGCCACCTGAGTAAAATCGGGTGGCGTTTCTTTTTGAGAAGGAAAAAGAATGAAACACGTAATGATTGCCATTCCTGCTTACACGGGAACGGTACACATGGGAACAATGCGTTCCTTGCTCAACGATACGTTGGAACTGGTCAAAAGGGGCGACAGATTCACGCTAGTTGATGACATTGGCAACGCGCTAATTGCTGACAGCCGAGGCATTATTGCCACGCGCTTTTGGGAATCAGACTGTGATCAATTGATTTTTATTGATTCGGATGTGACTTGGCAGGCTGGTGCTTTGCTCAAGCTGGTTGACGCTCCTGTTGACTTGGTGGCTGGCATCTACCCTGGTCGCCGTGACCCAGTCAACTATCAATTGCATTATCTTGACAAAAAAGAACTGTGGGCAGACCCAAACACGGGCTTGCTTGAAGTGAAGTCAGTACCAACAGGGTTTATGAAAATCAGCCGCAATTGCATTGAACGCATGATTGCTGAGTACCCTGAACGCCACTTTTACACCGCAGAGCGTGACAAACAGTTCTATCCTTTGTTTGACCATATCTTTGAGGATGGCTACAAATGGGGTGAAGATTACAGTTTCTGTATTCGCTGGCGAAAGATTGGCGGTCAAGTGTGGATTGACCCTGAAATGGCTATGGGCCATGTTGGGTATAAAATCTTTCAAGGGCATCTAGGAAATTACCTGCGAAATAGGTAAAATCAGCCCATCTTTGCAAAGGAAAATCTATGTCTACTCCTTTCCGTGTAGTCGGTCCAACGGTTGCAGTCTCTACTGGCGCAACAGCCACTTCTGAGGCTTTGGTCAACAACAATCCAAACATTCAATGTAACTACGTTTCCCTGATTAACACTGGTGCAACCAGCGTTGCGGTGAAATTTGGTCCAACTGGTGTTGGCGCTCCTGTTTTGCCAGTAAGTGGCTCAACAACTGGTGACTTTGTGTTGCCACCTTCGATGAATGACGCGATTCTGTTTGCAGTTCCAACAACTCCCACTTATGTGCGAATGATTGGTTCGGCTGCTGGCCCTTCTATCGTTTACGTTACCCCAATCGCTTTTTAAGGGGGCTTTATGGCTGACCCCGCCGAATCAGAAAACCAAAACTTACTGCCTGTTCAGGCGTATTTTGACGTTGACGGTGAATTTCAAACCTTCATTGGTCAGGGACAGCCGTTTTATGCGACTGTGGACCCAGACCAATCAGGTCTGCACATCACAAACAGCACGATTGACAGCACGACAATTGGGGCGACAACGCCTTCAACTGGCGTGTTTTCTAACGTTGCAACGACAACTGGCACGATTTCCACTGCGCCTTCTGCCAACACGGATATTGTCAATAAGCAATATGTGGATGCAGTCGCTCAAGGGCTAAACCCGAAGCAAGCTGTCAAATGCGCTACAACCGCAGACATTACTTTGTCTGGATTGCAGACCATTGACACCTACACCACATTGGCTGGTGACCGTGTTCTGGTCAAGAATCAAAGCACACAGTCACAGAACGGCATTTACATTGCTGGTTCAAGCACTTGGACACGCGCAACCGATATGGATGTGTGGTCAGAAGTGCCAGGCGCCTACACCGTAATCCTGAACGGCTTTGCCAACATCAACACTGGTTGGGTTTCTAATTCTGCCGACATTGGCACGATTAACGTCACCGCAATCACGTTTGTTCAATTCTCAGGAACTGGCACTTATTACGCTGGCACAGGCTTGAGCCTTGCCGCTAATACGTTCAGCATTACCGACACAGGCGTTACTGCGGCAACCAAAGGTTCTGCGTCAAAGACCGTCACGGCTACTGTTAACGCACAAGGTCAATTGACCAGCCTGACAGACCAAGACATTGCTATTGCTGGAACTCAAATCACATCGGGAACGATTGATTCTGCTCGATTGTCTGGTTCTTACACTGGCATTACAGGTGTTGGCACAGTTTCAACTGGCACATGGAACGCAACAACCGTTGACGTTGCTTATGGTGGTACAGGTGCAACAACATTAACAGGTTACGTTAAAGGAAGTGGAACATCTGCTTTGACAGCAGTTTCCAGCATCCCAACAACTGATTTGAGTGGCACGATTTCCAATGCTCAATTGGCAAACAGCACCATTTCTGGCGTTTCTTTGGGTGGTAACTTATACAACCTAACGTTTGGTTCTGGAATTACAGCATCTTCATCAACCTACAACGGTTCTGCTGCTGTTAGCATTTCAAACGCTGCGCCTATGGTTTATCCAGGAACAGGCATCCCACTTTCAACAGGCACAGCTTGGGGAACTTCATATTCCACAACTGGCACAGGCACTGTTGTTGCCTTGGCTACTGCTGCCACGCTGAATAACCCAACTGTTTCTGATTACACAGCTTACACGCCATCCGCAGCGCCAACCTACGCTGAAGGCCGTGTTTTCTATGATTCAACAGCCCACACGCTGAACTATTACAACGACAACTCGCAAATGTCCGTGAATATCGGGCAGGAAAGCATTGTTCGAGTAAGAAATCAGACAGGTGCTGACATTCCAAACGGCTCTGTTGTATATGTCAATGGAGCAACAGGCAACACACCAACCATTGCGTTGGCAATTGCCACATCGTTTGCCACTTCTGACATTATTGGTGTCACAACCACAGACATTGCAGATAACGGATTTGGTTATGCAACCATTTCTGGCTTGGTAAACGGATTAGACACTTCAGCATTTACTGATGGTCAGGCTGTGTTTATTTCGCCAACTACGCCAGGGGCGTTTACAGCGACAGAGCCAAGCAATCCATACTATGCAGTTCAAGTCGGCGTGATTATTCGCGCAAACCCTTCAATTGGAACTTTGCTAGTTTCTGTGCAGTTTATTTCTACGGAAACAACGCACATTATCGGAACGTTAAGCATTGCACAAGGCGGCACAAATGGTTCTGCTACGCCTACTGCTGGTGCTGTTCCCTATGGAACTGGTACTGCTTACGCATTTAGCAGTGCTGGAACAACTGGTCAGGTTTTAACCTCAAACGGTTCAAGCGCCCCAACTTGGACAACGCCAGCGTCAGCCATCACGATTGTTGATGACACAACCACAAATGCCACGCGCTATCCGTTGTTTGCAGACGCTACAACAGGCGCTGCATCAACTGAGTATGTCAGCTCTACCAAGTACCAATTCAACCCATCCACGGGCGTTTTAACGTCAACCAGCTTTACTGGTGCTGGTACTGGTTTGACAGGTACGGCTTCAAGCCTTTCAATTGGTGGAAATGCGGCAACAGCGACAAGCGCAACCACAGCCACAAACTTGGCTGGCGGTGCTGCTGGCTCTTTGCCTTATCAGGCAAGTTCAGGCTCTACAACCATGTTGGCGGCTGGCTCTAACGGTCAAATCTTGACGTTGGCGGCTGGTGTGCCATCTTGGGCTGCTGCGCCTGTAACTGGCATCACAATCACTGATGACACAACGACCAACGCTACGCGCTATTTGACTTTCACAAGTGCAACGACAGGCACAATCACTGGTGAAGATGTATCGTCAACCAAGCTGCAATACAACCCAAGCACAGGAACTTTGAGTTCCACAAACGTGACCGCAAGCGGTACGGTGACAGGTGCTTTGGTCAACGCAACGAATGGCATTGTGATTAACAGCCAAACGGTTGCCGCAAGCTATTCAATCCCAAGCGGTTCAAGCGCCATGTCTGCTGGTCCAGTATCAATTGCTTCAGGGCAAACGGTAACAGTGCCAAGCGGTTCGCGTTGGGTTGTTTTATAAAGGAAAGCCATGTTTGAATGGAAAATTCTTGAAATTCAAGCCAAAGATGGTTTGATTACTCAAGCGAAATACCACGTTACGCTGTCAGAAGATGGTAAGACTGTGGAAACAGAAGGCCATTGGAAGTTTGGCGACCCTGTTTTGTCTGTGCCTTTTGAAGAAGTGACAGAGCAAACTGTGGCTGGCTGGATTAAGCAAGAGGCTGTTCAATACGGCAAAAATATCATAGAATCATGCCTAACGGAACAGCTTGAAGCATTGAAGACACAGAAAGTCTTGCCGCCCTGGGTTCCACAGGTCTTCACATTGGATATGAAATGACAAAGCCAATTGAAATCATTAGCAGGGCATTAAAAGACATTGGCGCATTAGAAGCTGGTGAAACACCCACGCCTGAAGCCGCCCAAGACGCTTTTGAAATGATGAATGACTTGGTTGACCAGTGGTCAAACGAGAACATGATGGTTTTCAACGTAACCGAAATCATTTTCCCTGTCATTCAAAACCAAGTCCAATACAGTCTTGGCCCGTACCCAGAAACCACCAACTTCATTGGCGCTTCTTTTGAAGGTTCAATTGCTGGCGACATTCTGACCGTCACAAGCGTCAACTCAGGCGCCGTGGCACAAGGTCAGTTGCTAAGTGGTGGCGGCATTGTGTCAGGCACAAAGATTATTCGCAGCATCACAGGCGCTGGCGGTAACGTCATTGAAGCTGGTACTTATCGCGTAAACATCCCACAAACTGTGGCTGCTACGACCATCACTGCCAATTATCAAAAGCCTTTGAGCATTGATTCTGCGTTTGTTCGTGTAAACACAACGTCTAACGGTCAGCCAATCAACAGCGGCGGTTTGGACTACCCAATTTCTGTGCTGGCGCTTCAAGACTATCAAATGATTGGTCTGAAGACGTTGAACGGTCCTTGGCCCAAAGCGATTTACTACAACCCAAATGAAGATTCAGGCAACTTGTTTGTCTGGCCTAGCCCTTCTCAGGGTGAAATGCACTTGTTTGCAAACACTTTGTTTACACGCTACGGAAATCTTTATGAAGAAGTCAGCTTACCGCAAGGCTATTCAATGGCGTTGCGCTGGTGCTTGGCTGAACGTTTGATGCCTATGTATGGCAAAGTAAACGGCACACAGATTCAAATGATTAACGCTTACGCTGCACAAGCAAAAGCTACGTTGAAACGAACCAATATGTCGCCACTTCAAACGGCTCGTTATCCTGACGCTCTTTTGGTCAACAAAGCCAAAGACGCTGGCTGGATTCTCACTGGCGGCTTTATCTAAGGAACTGACATGGCATCGACCACGTTTATTGACAATCAAACGGTTATTGTTGCTGCATGGCTCAATGACGTTAACTCTGCTGTTTATGATGGTGAATCATTCAGCGGCATATTGAATGGCACAACACTTGCGTTGCAAACTGGCGGTTTGGATGCTTTGAACATTGATGCCAGCCAAAACGTTAGCATTGCAAATTTGACTGTTACTGACACAATTGAAATTACCAATGATTTAACTCTTACTGGTAATTTAGACGTTGGTGGAAGCATTAACTTTGCTGATGGCACAAGTCAGACAACAGCCGCCTACATGGGCGCAAACAACTGTATGTTTGAGAACAACATGACAATCACTGATGATTACACTATCACGACAGGTAGAAGCGCTAGCAGTGTTGGCCCTATCTCGATTGATAGTGGCGTGACTGTGACAATCCCAGACGGTAGCCGTTGGGTTATTTTGTAAGGAAAGAATATGACATACGGTTCGGTTTTAACAGATGTGGTGCAATCAAGCACTGCTGGAACACCGCCTCAGTTTAATGATGGCAATGGTACTCAGACGGGTACGCTGTGCCGCGCTTGGGTGAACTTCAACGGTACAGGTACTGTTGCAATTCGTGGATCGTTCAACGTATCAAGCATCACGGATAACGGAACTGGTGATTACACGATTAACTTCACTACTGCGCTGCCTGATGCTAATTACAGCGCACAAGGTATGGCTTCAAATGCTAGTTTTGCCATGTTTACCAGCGCTTACCCTGGAGTGGCTCCAACAACTACAGGCATTCGCGTTGCTACTTCAACATATTTAAACGCGTATCAAGATGCTGTGTATGTTGAATACGCGGTATTCCGTTAATAGGTAAATCAGCATGACAACAATTATTAACGCATCCCCTACAAACGGCATTGTCCAGACCGCTGATGGCTCTGGAGTGATGAAACTTCAATCGAACGGTGTGACCACCAATGCTTTGGCTTGGGTGAACTTCAACGGCACTGGCACAGTAGCTATCCGTTCAAGCTACAACGTCAGCTCGATTACTGACAACGGCACTGGTGACTACACAATCAACTTTTCTACTGCGCTCAGTGATGCTAATTACTCAGCAACGTTTGGTGGTGGTAGGTTGACGACAAGTGCAATTGTCATTACTGAAAGACATAATGCAAGCACCCATACAACAACGCAGTTACGCATTTATACGTTGAATGAATCATGGACACCGACTGACCCAGATTATGTATCTGTGGCAATCTTTGGCAACTAATTTTTAATAGGGATCACAACCATGGCACAAGTAATCATCTTCACAAACAGCAACGGCGGCGTGAGCGTCTGCATCCCCACAGGCGAACTTGACATTCACACTGTTAAAGCTAAAGACACCCCATCGACTTCAATCATCATTCAAGACTCAGAGCTGCCTCAAGCAGACAATGACTTTTTCAACGCATGGGAACTCGCTAACGGTGTTGTGATTGTCAATCTCGACAAAGCTAAAGAGATCACCAAGGCTCGCCTCCGCGCTGACCGTGAGCCTCTGTTGGCTGCTCAAGATGTGTTGTTCCAACGTGCTTTGGAATCAGGTGCAGACACCACAGCTATCGTGGCTGAGAAGCAGCGCCTGCGTGACGTTACAGGCTTGGTTGATGCTTGCGCAACTACTGCACAACTTCGTGCATTGTCAGCATGAATCGCATCGTTGTAGACCTTGCAACGGGTCAACAAGAAGTGGTTGCATTGACGCAACAGGAGCAAGAAGCTGCTGCTGTGCAATACGCTACGTGGCAAGTTGAAGAAACTGCTCGATTGGCTAAAGTAGCCGCAGAAGAAGCAAAACAAGCTAAGTTCCAAAAGTGGCTGGCTACACAAGGGGAAGCAGAATGAGCGTAGTAATCAACGGTTCCGCAGGGGTCACAGTTAACTCAGGTGCTGTTCTAGGTATCACATCTGGCACAGCCGTAGCAAGCACATCTGGCACTAGCATTGACTTCACTTCTATCCCTTCTTGGGTGAAGCGTATTACCGTGATGTTCAGCGGTTTCAGTACAAACGGAACATCGCCTCCACAGATACAAATAGGTTCTGGAAGTGTAACAACTTCTGGTTACTTAGGCTCGAATACCATAGTTACAAACTCAACAGTTGCATCTAGCCTGTTTACAACAGGGTTTGGTGTAGGGGTTAATACGAGTAATTGGGCGGCTGCTGTTGTTGTACACGGCGGTGTTGTTTTAACTTTGCAAACAGGAAACACTTGGGTTTGTGTCGGAAGTGTTGGTAGGTCAGATGCAGCAAGCACTTATCTAACAAACGGCTCCATTACCCTCGGTGGCGCTCTTGACCGTATACGCATTACAACAGTCAACGGCACAGACACCTTCGACGCTGGTTCAATTAACATTCTTTACGAGTAATCTATGGCAGATTTTGGTTTTATCGGGCCAAGCTATGAAGCTCCATCCATCTACCAAGATGCACAGGAACTGATTAACTTCTTTGGAGAAATTGACCCGATGAAACAAGCGGGGGAGCGTGGCATTGTTGCGCTTTACCCAACGCCAGGGCTGACGCAGTTTGTTCAACTACCCCCAGAAGAAGAAGTGCGCGGTATGCGTACTATTTCAGGCGGTCAGTTGATGATTGCTGTCTCAGGCCCGTATGTTTATGCGATTAACGCAACTAGCTCTTATTTCCTGCTTGGGTTCTTAAACTCTACGTCAGGCCGTGTCAGCATTTCCGATAATGGCATAAACGTTTACATTGTTGACGGTTCTTACCGTTACACATGGCGCATCAACAGCTTGCCAGTGACAAACTTTGTTGGCTCAGTCTCAAGCACTACATTGACCGTTTCTTCTGTTGCTTCTGGCACTATTCGTGTTGGTCAGCAGATTTTTGGTGTTGGTATGTTGCCAAACACCATCATTACCGCATTGGGTACTGGTTCAGGCGGCACAGGCACTTACACGGTCAATCAGTCGCAGACTGTGACCAGCCAAACAATGAACGGTGTTCAGGCTGGCGCTACCGTTACGGCTTCAATTGGTCAAACCTTAACTGGTGTTGCTGTTAGTGGCATTGCTGGTCAATTCACTGCAACTGCTGCTGGAACAACTTTGGAAGTTGGTCAGGCCGTAACAATTAGCGGAACTGCTGGCGGTCTTGGTTCTATTGTTGGCTACACAAACCCAACAACCTATTACATCACTGCCACCAACGGAACGACAACTTTCACGTTGTCAACAACTCCAACTGGCAGTGGCGTGACAACTGTGGTCGGCTCTCTTACTGGCCTGACTTTTGCGGTAGCAAACACCACAATGACCGTTTCAAACGTGGCAAGCGGTGTTCTTTACCTTGGTCAAACAGTCCAAGGCGTTGGCGTAACGTCAGGAACAATTATCAATGCCTTTGGCACTGGTTCTGGTTCTACTGGCACATACACTGTAAGTTCAGCGCAATATGTGGCTTCAGAAACCATGTATTTGCTCAACTTCAGCCAGATGCCAGCCACGGATGGTGCTTTTAGCGGTGGTGGCACTGTGGACATTGTGGACAATTATTTTGTTTACAACCGCCCAAATTCACAGCAATGGGGCGCAACAAACACCTTGTCGCCAATCAGTTCTGGTTTGAGTTTTGCCAGCAAAGACGGTGCGCCTGACTATTTGGTTTCGCTGATTGTTGACCACCGTGAAGTTTATTTGTTGGGTTCTGAATCGTCAGAAGTGTGGACTGATGTGGGTGCGTTTCCGTTCCCTTTCCAGCGCATCCCTGGCACTTCTACCCAACACGGCATTGCCGCGCAGTATTCAATGGCTCGATTGGGCAACTCGTTTGCTTATCTGTCAAAGAACAACCGTGGTCAAGGCATGATTGTTCAGATGAACGGTTACACCCCAACACGTATTTCTACTCACGCAGTAGAAAACAGCCTGTTGAACCAAAACATCACGGATGCTGTTGCTTATACATACCAGCTTGAAGGCCATGAAATCTATGTAATTTCGTTCCCAAGCATTGACCTTACATGGGCTTACGACACATCGACAACTATGTGGCACAAGTGGCTGTGGGTTGATTCAAACAACGTTTATCACCGTCACCGCTCCAACTGTTCTGCCTCTTTCAACGGCAATGTTTACGTTGGCGATTGGGAAAACGGCAAGATTTATTTGTTGGACACTGAAAATTACACAGACGATGGCGGTGAAATCCGCAGATTGCGCCGTTGCCCACACTTGGTTTCTGACTTGCAACGTCAATACTTTGATGAATTGCAGATTCAGTTCCAGCCAGGCGTGGGTTTGTCGGGCGTTTCTAACTCTGCTAACAGCTCTGCCATTGCTGGTATTGCCATCGCTGGCATCGCTATTGCTGGCTCAACTGGTACTGCATCGGCAAACGTAGACCCACAGGCCATGCTTCGCTGGTCAAATGACGGTGGTTCTACTTGGTCGCGTGAGTATTGGGTTGGTATCGGTAAACAAGGCCGATACAAGAATCGTGCCATCTGGCGTAGATTGGGCATGGCGCGTGACCGAATCTTTGAAGTGGCGATTACAGACCCTGTAAAGGCTGTGATTGTGTCTGCAAACCTTAAAGCAAGTGGAGCGGATAACTAATGGCAAGCGGTCTACCAAGTTCACCACAACTGAACCCATACCCACAATCTGAGTTCCTTGACGGGGCTACGAAAAGACCAACACGGGCGTGGCAACAGTTCTTTTTGAACATGATTAACTTTTCATCGTCTGATTCTGCAACCACAGACGCTGCTGGCCCAACGTTGCCAGCTAACCCTGTGGGCTTTATAAACATCACAGTAAATGGTCAACCTTTTAAGGTTCCATATTACAATCAATAGCATGGAAAATTCTATTGATTTGCTTGCTGTTAAAAGCGATGTTGTTGAAACGCAGCAAGGTCAAAACTCACTTCAAAAAGTCAAATTTCGTCAAAATGTAATGACATTTCAAAATGGTTTGATGGAAATGATTGCTAACGGTGAAGTTGAATCAACATTAGATGATTGCACTTTGACGCATCATTTTTCGCCTGTGGATGAAAAGTATGGTTGCGGGACTTATGCCCGTGAAATGCTAATTCCAAAAGGCACAGTGATTATTGGCAAGATTCACAAGCATCAACATTTGAACTTCATTATGAAGGGCAAGGTATCGGTGGCAACTGAGTTTGGCAAAAAGTATTTTGAAGCGCCTTGCATTTTTGTGTCTGAGGTCGGTTTAAAACGTGCTGTTTATGCTGAAGAAGACACAATTTGGGCAACAGTACACATGACAGAACATCTTGGTGAGGAAAACCTTGGCAAGATTGAGCAAGAAGTTATCGCCCCTAGTTATGACGAATTGGGCTTAATTGCATCCGTTGAGATGCTAAAACTGGAAAACGAAGGAGTTAAGCTATGACATGGGGAATGACCGCAGTTGCGGGTGCAACACTTGTAAGCGGCTACATGGGTTCAAATGCCGCTGAAAATGCAGCAGAAACACAAGCCCAATCCGCAAGGGAATCTGCGGCATTGCAGAAAGCCATGTTTGATAAGCAGAATTTGCAACAAACTGGTTATCGCGCTGCTGGTCAAGGTGCTTTGTCGCAAATTGGCGCATTAGGTTCTGGTCAATACCAAACTTATGATGAAGCTGGCAATCCTGTTGGAGACATGAAGACAGGTTCTGGTTATTTGACGAAACAGTTTACGCCTCAAGACTTTGCAGAGGGCATGGACCCTGGTTACGCTTTCCGTTTGAAGATGGGCCAAGACCAAGCGATGCGCCAAGCTAACCTTGGTGGTGGCGCTTTGAGTGGCAACGCTTTGGCTGGTCTGCAAGACTACACACAAGGTCAAGCAAGCCAAGAATATGGCAATGCGTTTAACCGTTTCCAAACGCAACGTGGAAACATTTACAACACATTGGCTTCAATTGCTGGTTTAGGTCAGACTTCACTTGGTCAAACAGGCACAGCAGGCACAGCCGCTGGCGCAAACATTGGTCAAGCAATTTCTAATGCTGGCTCTGCTGCTGCTGCTGGTCAAATTGGTTCTGCAAATGCTATGGGTGGTTCAATTCAAAACTTGGGCAACCAATATATGCTTTCGCAAATGTTGAAGCCACAAGGTCAAACATTCAGCGACAATTCTGGTTGGTCTGGCGGTGGTTCTGGCATGGTTAATGTGCCAGGCCAAGGCAGTACGTCAATTGGCGATTATTTCAGAACATAAGGACAAGTCATGGCTGATTTCACACCAGTTGCATTAGGCATCAAGCCGCCACAAGGCATGAGTTTGAGCGATATGCTAAACATTGCTAATTCTGCTCAACAGTATCGCCAAGCGCAACAAATGAATCCTTTGCAAGTGCAAAAAGCAGAGGAAGAAGTTAAGCAAGCGCAATTTGGCACAAGTGACGCGCAGTTGAAAAATATGCTTTCGCATACAACCAACGCAATTCAAGGCATCCAAACTTTATTGGGTGATAAAGATTTATCTGCTGACAAGGTAAGAAGCCATGTTACAGAGTTAATTACCAATGCTGGTGGTCCTGAAACAGCCGTAAAACAAGCGTTGGCTGGTTTGCCAGAGAAAGGCACACAGTCTGAACTTCGTGCTTATTTGGCTAAGAAGTTGGCAACTGCTGCTGGCACACAAGTTCAATTGGAAAAGATGTACCCGTCTGCATCCATGCTTAACACTGGCACACAACAATTGCCCGTTCAAATGGGCAACCAAGCTCTTACTGGAATCACGCCTGGCACTCCACAGGGTTTGGGAATTGAAACTCAATTGCCGCCAACCACAGAAGCTGTGGCAGTTGAAGGTGATAACACTGGTTTGCCGCCTGGAACTCGTTATGTGATTGGCCCACAAAGCCAACAAGTTACAAACAAGCCACGTTTGCCAACTGCTTTGTCTCCAACTGCTGCCGCTGCAAACACGGTTGTTAGTGAAGATTGGTCTAAAACCCAAAAAGCAGCAACAGAAGCCCAACCACGCATTGCAATTTTTCAAAACATCAAGAAGTTTGCACCTGATGCCTTCACTGGCACTGGTGGCGCTCGTAAGGAATTGGCGGCTGGTATTCTTAATGCTGTTGGCATTTCTGCTTATGAAGCCGAAAAGGTTTCCACAGAAGAATTGGCTAAGAATTCAGCACTGTTGGCAATGGCTGGCGGCAACACTGACGCAGCAAGGGCTTTGGCTGAAATTGCTAACCCAAGTAAGAAGCTGAACGAACGTGCCATCAAAGAAATTTCAAACCAGATGATTGGCATTGAGAAAATGAACCAAGCCAAGGCTGCGTTCTTGTCTCCTGTTGCTCAAGATTCTGCCGCTTATCAACAAAAGCTCAACGTATTCAATCAAGTGGCTGACCCACGCTTGTTCCAAGAGGCAACGCCAGAGGATGTGGCTAGAATGAAAGCCAGAATGTCCAAGGCTGAAATTGCTGACTTTGGAAACCGTGTGAAATTGCTCAAACAGATGGGATTAACACAATAATGGCAACAGTCGCTGATCTTTGGGGTGAACCAGAAGTAAAGCCTAAAGGTGGCGCTTCTGACATTTCGCCCAAGCAAAAACCTTTCAGTACCTATAAAAACGGTATTGAAATCAACGAACAAATCCTAGAGCAACCACAAGGCGCAACCATTGCTGACTTGTGGGAAGCTACGCCTGCGGCAACTCCTGCTCAACTAAAACAACAGTCTGGCAGCATTGTTGGCGATGCAATTAAAACTGGCTTTGAAATGCGTCAGAAGTTGCAAGGTGCTGGTGAAGTTGGCTTGACTGCTTTGACAGGCGCTGTGGCTGCTCCATTGGCTGCGGCTACTGGTCTTGTTGCTGCGGCTCGTTCTGGTAAGTTTGGCACTAAAGAAGGTGTGCAAGCTGGTGAAGAACAAGCTGCAAACTTGATGGGTCAAATGACCTATCAGCCACGCACAGCCAAAGGCCAAGAGTATATTCAAGGACTTCAACAAGCATTTGAAGCAAGCAAATTGCCGCCTGTTGGCGTTCCTGAAGCTTCTGGCTTGGCTTCTGTTGTCGGCCCTGCCACACAGCAAGCAATGGGCGCACCTAGCCAGTTGAAAGCAGGATTCCAAAAGCTCAAGGCTGAATTGCCAACTGTGCGAATTGAAAAAGCTGCTGGTGGTGGTTTGCAGTCTGGTGGCGCTGCTGCTAGAACAAATGAAGCTGCTGTTGTTTCTGCTTTAGAAAGCGCCAGCCCTGAACTTCAGCAATCATTGAAAGATGTGCCTGTAAGTCAGGTCAACTTGCCTGTTCTTGAGCGCCATGTTGAAGCTGATTCTTTGCCAATTCCTGTGCGTTTGACTGAAGGCCAAGCAACTCAAGACATTCACAAAATTTCAAATGAAATGAATGGCAGGGCTAAAAATCCTGAATTGGCTAATCGTTTGAATGAACAAAACGGTCAGTTGATTGAAAACTTGAACGCCATTCGTGACAATGCAGCGCCTAATGTTTTTGGCACTACTCACGTTGAAAATGGTCAAGCCTTAATCAATTCTTACAAAGAAATTGACAATCAGCTTAAAGCAGGCATCAATGAGAAATACACAGCACTTAAAGATGCTGCTGGCGGTGATTTTCCTGTTGATGGCGCAGCAATTGCTGACAATACTTTCAAGAATCTCAAAAAAGAATTGAAAACCGATTATTTGCCAGCTCCTATTGCAAAACAATTGGAAGCCTTCAAAGGCGGTGAGCAAATGACGTTTGAGCAATTTGAAGCACTGCGTACAAACTTGGCTGCTGAAGTTCGTAAGGCTGAACGCGCTGGCGATGGCAATACTATTGCCGCTTGTAACGTAGCGCGTCAGGCTTTGGAAGATTTGCCTTTGACGGGCGCTGCTTCTGAACTTAAGCCGTTAGCTGATGCTGCTCGCGCAGCCGCCAAAGAACGCTTTGATTTGCTAGGCAAGGACAAGGCTTACAAAGCCGCTATCAACGGCACTGTGGCTGCTGATGACTTCATCAACAAATATGTTGTAAATGGCAAAAAGGCTGATGTTGACCAGATGATTCAGATTCTTGGTCAAGATTCCGCTGCCCGTGAAACAATGGCTGCTGGCATGGTCAACTGGCTTAAAAACAAAGCTGGTGTTATCAATGAAAACGGTAACTTTAGCCAAGCTGGTTACAACAAAGCCTTGGCACAAGTTGACCCTAAGTTATTGGCTATTGTTGGCCCTGATGTTGAAAAGCAATTGAAGACATTGGGCAACGTTGCTCGATATACGCAAGTTCGACCAAAGGGCAGCTATGTAAATGAATCAAACACATTTACAGCCATGATGGGTGAAAAAGCAAAAACTGGCGCTGAACAAGCATTGAACTTGGGAAGCGTTAAAGCTGGTATTCCATTGCCTTTGGGCAGTATGGGTCGCCAATTCTTGGCTAATCGTGCAGAAGCACAACAGCTTAAACAATCATTGCAGCCTGGCGCTGGCGTTCAATTAAAAGACATTGGTAAAGGAAAATAATGGCAGTCAATCTTTCACCCATTGGTAACGGCTTTCAGTTTTTTACCACCACAGGCATTCCACTTTCAGGCGGGTTGCTTTACGCATACGTTGCTGGTTCGTCTACGCCTTTGTCAACTTTCACAAGCAGTTCAGGCTTGGTTGCCAACACCAACCCAATCGTCTTGGGAACTGATGGTCGCCCACCTTCTGAGATTTGGTTGACTGATGGCAGTTCATACAAGTTTGTTTTGGCTGATTCTGCAAACGTGGTCATTCAAACTTACGACAACATTGCTGGCATCTTGACAAGTGCGCCAGCTACGTCTGAAGTGCCAACAGGCTGTATTTTGATGTGGTCTGGTGCTATTGCATCCATTCCAACTGGTTACGTTTTGTGTAACGGCTCAAACGGCACACCTGACTTGCGTGACAAGTTTGTGGTTGGCGCTGGCAATTCTTACGTTGTGGGCGCTACATCCAACACCACAGGCACAGGCTCTAACTTGCCTGCCTACTACGCATTGGCATACATCCAAAAGAGCTAACCATGGCAACAATTGACGCAACAGAGGCCCGTCTTTCTACGCACGAAGAAGTTTGTGCGCTTAGATATGAAAAAATCAATGAAACGCTAGAAAACGGCGATAAGCGCATGACCAAAATCGAATACTTGTTGTATGCGGTTATGGCTGTTGTGCTTCTTGGTCCTGGCGTTGGTGCTGAGTTCTTCAAGAAACTAATCGGTCTGTAATGTGCCAATTGGAACTGCGTTATTCGCGGCGACAACGGCTTTTAAGTTAGTCAAAGATGGCTGCGCTCTTTACAAAGAAGTGAAGGGCGTAGCTGGTAACGTAAAGCAAATCTATGATGAAATTTCTGGGCAATTTGCTGGCAAGACGGTTACTAAGGAACAAGCTAAGAAAATTGAGGCTGAGAAGGCGCGTGTTGCGGAAGTAGCAAAAGCAGACCCTGACCAAGTTATTTTCAAGATTGGTGACGAGCTTGGGAATATGTTTGATGCGTTTGACAGGCTTGAGGAACTTTTCTGGGAACAGGAACGAGAAGCCAAGAAGGTTCAAGCGCCTGGCACTTCGTTAAAACGTATGGCTTTAAAGCGCATCATGGTGCGTCAGAAGCTGTTGGCTATGCAAGTTGAATTGCGTGAGCAAATGGTGTATCACAGCCCACCTGAATTGGGTGCTTTGTGGTCGCAGTTTGAAGAAATGCGTAAGCAGATAGAAGAAGAACAACGGATTGCGCGTGAGAAGCAGGCAAAAGAAGATGCAGCATTAAGGCGTGAACAAGATGCTTTGATGCGTGAAGTTGCTGAAAAGTCAATTGATGCTGGCGTTGCTTTGGTTGGGTTGATTTTTTTGGGATGGTTGTTGTGGCAAGTAAAAAACCAAGCGATTCAACGAGCGTCTTTCTGGCACATTTGATTGTGCTTGCTGTGCTTGTTGTCGTGTTTTCTTTGTCTTTCATTGCCTATGTGGAAACGCTGTGGATGAAAGCTGAAATCCAAAAAGAAGCCCGTGAACTGCGGAAACTTAAAGAAGAACTGAAGAAGGAAAAATAATGTTGCCAATCGTTGCTGGAATCGTAGCCAACCTAATCAACAACGGGATGCACAAAGTTGCTGACCAAGTGATTGAAAAAGGCGTTGACGCTGTGCAAGAGAAGTTGGGCATGGAGCTGAAACCAGAAGGTGAAGCCACGCCTGAATACAACGCCAAGTTGCAAGAAGAAGCCAACCGCCATTCTGAGTTTATGGCTGCGCTTGACGAGAAATCTACCCAACGCGCCACGGATATGTATATGCAAGACGAAACCACACGCAGATTTGCACAGCATTACGCTTGGTTCATCACCGTGGTGTCGTTCCTGTACTTCTTTATGGTGTCGTTTATGCCCATTGAGAACCGCAACCGTGATTTTGTGAACATCATCCTTGGTTTTCTTATTGGTACTGCTGTGAACTCGTTAATTCGCTTCTTTTTTGGCTCGTCTAACAAATCGCAAGAAGATGTGGACAAAAAGCAAAAAGACATGGGCGGTGAAAAATGATTCCAACCATTGCAAATCTACAAGCTGCCAAGGTTAAGAACCCAGAAAAGTGGATTGACGCAATAGTTGCCACTTGTCAGGAATTTGAAATTGACACACCGCAAAGAATCGCTGGTTTCTTGGCTCAGACTTCGCACGAATCTGGCGGCTATACGATGCTTTCCGAGAATCTTAATTACCGCGCTGCGACTTTGGCTGCTTGTTGGCCTAACCGTTTTGCTGTTCTTGGCGCGGATAAGAAGCCCGTTAAAGAAAACGGAAAGCTAGTGCCTACGGCTGTGGCTAACAGCATAGCGGGTAAGCCTGAACTTATCGCAAACTTGGTTTACAGCTCACGCATGGGCAACGGTCCTGCTGAATCTGGTGAAGGGTGGGCGTTTCGTGGGCGAGGATTGAAGCAACTTACTGGAAAATTCAATTATGAAAAATGCGGGTCTGGGTTGGGTGTTAATCTTGTCAGCAATCCTGATTTGCTTCTTGAACCTATTTATGCCGCAAGGTCCGCAGGATGGTTCTGGAAAGCAAACGCCTTATCCACATTCGCCGACAACAACGACATTAAAGGCATGACCAAAAAAATCAATGGTGGTTTTATTGGCCTTGAGCAACGCCAAGCCTTGTATGACGTTTGTTTAAAGTCAGTCTTGAGCAACTAACAAAGCAAGAACAAGAAGAAACACAACCACAGACAAGACTACTGAGGCAAATAGAAAGCCAATTAGTTCAACCATGTTTGTGTTCCCTTGCTTCTGCTAGTGTTTGAAAGTATTCGTCACAGCGTTTGCAACGCCAAAGCCTTTGTTCTTTGACCTTTGCAACACGCTGTTCACGATTAAGCCACCCAATCGTTAGGCAAGAGTCGCCCCGATAGCTTGTCACGCTTTCGATGTGTAACGGCAATCTTGCATTTGTTCTCATTTGACTTTGGTGGCTTAACTGGTTTTGGCTCTTTCGCTTTCGGTGGCTGGTAAGGCCAAGGGGCGTTCGGTGCTAGTACGGTCTTGAATACGGTTGAATTCTTCATCTTCTTCTGTTGTCCATTGAATGTTGTCATAGCCGCTTGACCACTTTTTGTGGTCCGTGGGTCGCTGCTTGTCGCCTTTGCCGCCATCGCTCATTCTTGCCTCGCTTTCATCATTGCGTCTGCCATCGTATAGGCATGGCCTGATACGTTATTTGGAATTACTATGTTGTTACCTTCGCGGTATCCAAATGAGTGAATCAAAGCCTGCATCGCCTTGGCTGCAAAGTAATCGCGCAGGGTCATGCCTTTTTTGTCGTCACGACTGAACGGCTCTGCTTTTACTGGGAACGCTGGCTCATTCATTTAACCCCCTTTGGCATCCCTGCCTTTGAATAAACAAAAAAGTCTGTGCGTTCAATTGACACGCGCTTGGTCTTTGGAAAGTCGCTCAAGGCGCTTGTTTTGGTTCTGCCATCGCTTTCGCGTGTGGCTCTTGCCTTTGTGCCAAACTTCATACCGTTTGCCTTGGCATCCGCTTCTTTGCGGATTGTGCTTAAAAATTCAGGCATATACGTTGAAACGTAATCCTTGTGAAACGCATTAACAATCATCAATCATCCAATCAATCAAAAGTGCAAAAATCAAAAACGTAATCACAGCATTTTTACTGATTTAAGTTTTCCTGTTTCGCCATCAAATGTGAGCTTAACTTGGTCGCGTGAATCTTGTTGACGCGTAAAGCAAGTGTGCAAGGTGTAAGCCCCGCGTGCTGGCTCGTCCAATGCGCCGTAGTAAACCATGTCTGGCTTTGGCTCTGGCTTGATGCGAAACTCAGCGTGTTCACTCCAATCAATTGGTTGAATATCTCGCCAACCGTTATAAAACTTAATTTGGATTTCAGAACCATCAGCCCATGCCTTAATAAGTTCTGCGTGTTTGTGTGGTGTTTTCATAACAATTCCTGTTGAACTGGCTTGAATCGCCATTCACGTTCTGCCCTGCCGCTTTGGGATTGAACTTGATTGCCTGTCAATTCAATCAAATCTAGCTTTTGAAGCTCGTTCATTCGTCTGGCTACTTGGTTGCTTTGAAGTCCTGTGCGTTCTGCAATTCCGTCTTTGCCAAGTGGTCCAAACCGTTGCAGTGCAGCCACAATGACTTCTTGGTGCATTTTGGCTACGTCTTTGATTGAATCAGCCGCTTGAAAGCTGGTGATTGCGTCTGTTGCTCTTGCTCGTATAAATTTAAACATATTGGTTCCTATGCAAATGGGTGGCTACTCGCTACGTCTGTTAGGGCTGCACCGCATGAACTGAATCACTTGGTTGGGCGTTATCTAACAGCATCCGCTTTCGCCAAAATCAATTAAAACTGAATGTCATCGTCTGGAAAGCCATCATTTGACTGCTTGGCTGGCGCAAACTTCTGATCGCCTTCTTTTGGTGTGAACAAGTAAGCCCAACCCTCCCAACCGCCTTCAACCAAAGGCACAGAATCCAACTTAAGCATCATTCCTTTCTTTGTCTCAATGACGCTGCCAATACGCTGGTAACGCACTTTTTCTTGTCCGTCTTTTTGGTATGTGCCAGCTCGGACAGTCACTTCATAAATTATTGCCATTGTGTTTCCTTAAAATTTCCAAGTGATTGCTTTTACTGCCCACATCTGCGCTGTTTGAGCTTCTGTGATTGCAACACTTGCCATGCGCTTTACTTCAGTATTGTCTGTTTGATTGCGCAAATTGTTCATTCTGTCAATAACAGCAGCAAATTCTTGTTTGCACTGCGCAACTGCATCATCATTGCTTGGGTTAAATGTCAAACCAACCGCTTTTTCACCATAAGTCATTTCACGAGTTTCCATTTTTTTCTTTCAGTTCGTTAAGTTTCGTAATTTTGCCATCGAGTTCAACCAAGAACTTTTTGACTTCTTCTTCAAGCATTTGAATGTAAGCAGCATCACGGGGAACGCGCTTTACAAACAATTGAAGTTCTGTGGGCAACCGTGGGTCAAACGATACAAAGTCACACCATTGGCGACCAGTGCAAGCCATTTGCCATTGCATTTGGGTGTTGTACTTGCCTGGCACTGTTTGGCTTAACAAGGTGTCAATGTGCGTTGCCGTATTGGGACACTTAATCTCAAGCTGTCCAACATCACCCACAAGCCCGTCAGGAGAAGCGCCAGCGGCTTCAATCGTTGGATGGGTAATCATGGCAACTTCATCCACTAAAACGTCAGCATGGGCTTCATACGCCGCCCTAGCCAATGGTTCTGTTTCAGTACCCCATTGCATAGCTGAATTTGAATAGGATTCGGCTACGGTGTTGGTCATACGCTCACAGACCAACTGAGCCATGTAGTTGTCACGGCTGGTGCTGTAACCCGTCTTTGTCTTGGCGATAACGTCAGCAACACGGCTTGCAGTCACTTTGCCCAGTCGTTGAGCAAACCAAGCATCACTTCCCTGAGTAATCTCAAGCGAATTTTCCATAAAGTTCCTTTCGTTTTGTTTCATAAATCGCTTTTGCTTCATCTGGTGTATCAAACACCCCAAGATGCAATTGCTTACCTTTGTAGCTAATCCTTGCTTGGAATTTTCCATTTGCCATGTTTCTCACACCCATTGGCAAATCAATTCTTCTTTTTCTTTTTTTGTGATTCCATGCGTTTTCAATAACAGTTGCTTCTCTAAGATTTTCAATCCTGTCATCAAGAGAGTTGCCGTTGATGTGGTCAACGCATGGATTTGGAAATTCACCATAAACATAAAGAAACATCAATCGACTACGTTTGTATCGTTTGTTGTTGATTTTTATGTTCCAGTAAATTTTTCCATTTTGATTGACGGCAGGGCATCCTGCTTCTTGTCCATTAAGACGTTTGTGATGTTTTGATACGTTCTTCCAGACAAATTTTCCTTCATCTGAATAAACATCAAACAATTCAATGAGGTCATGTTTTGTAATCATGCTCACATCGTATCACACAAGATGCCCTTGCTCAATCATTTCAGGCTCGCTTTCTTTTCATCTTTGACCGCAATAATTTTTTTCTGCCAGTTAGCGTCTGTGCCACAGGCTTTGTAAGCAGCTTGGTAAGCGGCTTTAAGCGTTGTTTCGTCAGTTGCGTCTTGAATTGCTGTGATGTGGTCAGCCATCAAGTTTGAATCAACCACAGTTTTTTCAGGGCGTGAGGCTTTGTTGCCATCATCATCTTCAGGGGCAATGCCGCAAGCCGCCATCAAGCTGTAACGTCTGGCGTATGTCAGCGCAGAAGCATAGCCTTGTGGGTCTTTTTTGACCGCAGGAAAGTGAACAATGCCACATTCAAGCATTTCGCCTGATTCATGGACAAAGACTGTTTCACACATAATGCCATCGGCGCAGTCATAGTTCTTTTGAAGCAAGAAAATGCCATTGTTGTTAAGCGCGTCAATAACAGCTTCAACGCAAGCTGAAAGGTCAGCATACTTTGAACGAAAGTGCGGATTGGTGGAAGTCTTGAGTGCAGGGCCAAAGGCTTTTTGTGCTTTGACCAAAGCTGATGCGATGTTTTTCATGTTTATGCTCCAAATGCCAACATTGCTACGATGAAACCTGCGGCAAAGGCGTAAACAATGTTTAGCCACTTTTCGTAATCAGGTGCGTGTGTTTCCATCCATTGATTCTGTTGCAAGCGTTGCTGGTCTTCAACGTTGTCTGGGAACGCTTCTTCAAGAGTGCGTGGGTAGGTGCGGGTGGTGTCGTTAAGTTTCATTTTGTTTCCTAAAGTACCGTTTGCGTTGCGCTGCGGGATGAATGAAGTGTATAGCAATTTAGACCGATTTATCAAAACACAATCAAGAAATAAAAAAATATTTGCTTTATGTTGTATTTTTGTCAAAATATCTATACACTTGCGCCATGACTATCACACAGCTTATCAAGAACGCTGGCTCACAGAGTGAGCTTGCCCGTCTATTGGGCGTAACAAGAGGCGCTGTTTGGATATGGAAACGCGATGGAATACCAAAGCACCGTATCTGGCAGCTCAAGTTGATACGCCCTGAATGGTTTTAAACAAAGGAGTAAATATGAAAAAAGCAATCGCAATCATCTTGGCAACGCTTGCATTTACCGCAAACGCTCAGATGTACACCAACACCTACATGATGAACGGCAAGATGGTCACTTGCACAACCACTTGCTTTGGTAATGGTCAATCTTGCACTACGAGCTGTTTCTAATGAGTACATTTGCTGAACTTGAAATGGCGGTAATCCGCTGGTCAGAAGCTCGAAAAATCATTCCAAACAGCACACCTATGGCGCAGGCTATCAAGGCCTGTGAAGAAGTGAACGAATTGGTGGATGCGTTGCGTGATAACAACAGAGAAGCTGCAATAGATGGGGCGGGAGATACATTAGTTTGCCTGATTAACGTCTGTGCCTTGCTAGATGTAAATCTGACTGACTGCCTTGAAGCCGCCTATGAGCAAATCAAAGACCGCAAAGGTTCAATGAACGCCGATGGCATTTTTGTAAAGGAAGCGTAATGGGTGGATTTATTGCTTTCCTGTGTTTCTTTGCCTGGCTTACCCACATCTTCACTTGCTTTGCACATGGCTTTTGGGGCTTCTTAGTGGCTGGCGCTATCTTTTTCCCAATCGGCATCCTTCACGGTTTTTACCTTTGGTTTAACTGATGTTCCATTTTCTTGTTATCGTTATCTTGATTCTGATTCTTCTCAAGATATAATGTTTTGAAACACGGCTAGGTTTGGCCTGATCTCCAAACCGAAAAGGGTACTCCCCCCCTGCCGCTTGTTTCTTTCAGGGAGTTTGCGGAGAAAGCCTTATGGCTACAAAAGTTGATATATGGATGCCGCTATACATTGCGGATTATTTGTCTGCCACTTCACGGCTGACTACTGAGCAACACGGGGCTTATTTGCTCTTGCTGATGGACTATTGGAAAAGCGGTGCGCCGCCTGACAATGATGCAGTCCTTGCTCAGATTACAAAACTTTCACCTGATGCTTGGGCTAATGCTCGGACTATGCTTGAGCCATTCTTTGAAATACAAGATGGAGCATGGTTTCAATCGCGTGTTGAAAATGAGATGGTCAAAGCCAATCACAACAAAAAAGCCAACAAAGAGCGTGGATTGAAGGGCGCACAGGCTCGTTGGGGTAATAAAAATGCTCCAAGCATAGTCGAAGCATACTCGGAGCAATGCTCGGCAGATAGCACATCACCTTCACCTTCACCTTCAAACATTAAAAAGAAAGAGAAGAACGCAACTAGCGTTGCTTGTCCTGATTTTGTTGACCAGCAAGTTTGGAATGATTGGATGACTGTTCGCAAGGACAAGAAGGCAAAGACACTTACAGAAACAGGATGGAAGAAGTTTATTAACCAGGCTGAAAAAGCTGGCTGGCCTATTGAGCAAGCAATCAGTCATTGCTGTTTAAAGAACTGGATTAGTTTTGAAGCTGATTGGGTTGAAAAGAAACAATCTACTGCCGACAAGCGTCAAAACCACATGGCTCAGTTGACCCGTGGAATGTCAACGCCAAAGCCACAACCATTCTGGTCACAACCTGTAACTGTTCTTGAGGAGATTCCAAATGTGGAACCAAAACGACTTCTGTGATGCTGATTCTGGATTTGACTACATCTTCAGCACGATGAACGCAATATATGGCGCTAGGTTTGAAACCAACTGGCAAAACGTAGACCCGCAAATCATTCGCCAGGTATGGAAAGAGCGTCTTGGTCGATTCCTGACTTACAAGCCAAGCCTTGACTATGCTTTAGCCCACCTTAAAGGTGAGTTTCCACCGAGCGCAGTAACTTTCCGCGAGATGTGCAATGCAGGGCCAAACATTCCTGATAAGCCTGTTGTTGCTATTACGCGACAAAAAACTCAGGCTGAAATTGCAGAAGGTGAGCGAGTTAAGGCTGAAGCACTTGCAAAACTTGCAGCGTTGCGGAAAAGCTACGAGCCATGAATTTATTGCAAGCAAGAGAAGTTTTAGATGGAATCAAGGATAATCTGTCTTATAATCTAGACACAATCAACAAAGCACTTGAACTGACAGGCGACTTAGATGGATTTCAACCAAGTATTCGAGCAACAAGTGGAGCATCTGACAAAGATGGCTTTGCAGAAGGGCTGGATACCTTATGCCAAGAAACGGGCGCAAGACTTGGAAGATGATTCGTCAGGTTTGTGGGTTGGGTTGGTTGAAACAGTAAGAGAACGAGTTGAAGAACGTAAATGAAAGGCTATGAAATGGAACTCGAAACACGCATTGAAACGACACGCAAGCGCCGCCACATCCATGTTGATGCACATGATGGCGGTGTATGGTTAAACGTGGTGGTTGAAGCTGCCCGTTGCCATGTCACTTTGACCAAAGACCAAGCAAAAGACATGATTGCTGCCCTGATTCGCATTGTTGACGCAGAGGTGACCAAATGAGCGAAAAAGCATTGATTGAACAGCTTAAACAAGCCCTGACTTTGGCGCGTGAAGCCTTGTCACACACAGAAACACAAATCTACCATCCAAACTTTGAAGTTGAAGAAGCTGCACTTGTAGCAATTGATTTTGCATTGGAGCGTCTATGAACTGGCCTTTTCCACCAGCCACAGGCGCAGTTCCTTGGACTGCAAAACAAATCAAACAATATGCTCAACAGCAACGCCAACAAACTGAGGATGCACCGCTATGAGTAAAGAAGCAATGAAGCTGGCGCTTGAGGCGTTGGAAGATGCAAATAACTTCATCATTGAAGTAGAAGGTGAAGATGCGTATCGCCACGCAATTACAGCCCTAGAAGAAGCACTAGCCAAGCAAACGAGCGTTAGCGAGGTAGAGCAGGGTGAGCAAGACAACTACCAAGGCAGTGATGCAGCCAAAGCCGCGCACATGATGGACTTATATACGGCACTTGGGGTGAAGTGGGGAGAAGACCCGTTTGCTGTGATTGCCAAAATGCGCTCCATCGCGGGGGCAGAGAAGCAAGAGCGACCAACTGGCCCTGCAACATCGGCAGATCGATACTTCTATGAGGCTGGGTTTGAGGCAGGTCGTCAACAAGGCATGAAGCAAGAGCATGGTGAGCCTGTGGCGTGGGCTGGATACAACCTAGACGATATGTGTGAAGCATTTGACCGAGTAATTGAAGAACATCACAGCAGAACGAACCCATTCCATGACCCTGTGAACAAGGACGCAATGCTTGCGCTTCGTATCTTGCGTGGATTTATACCGTACATGAAACGCTACACCACACCACCGCAGGGCGAAGCTCGAGGACTCTCGCAACAACAACAACAACGCATAGCGGAGCGTAAGCCGCTGACGGATGAGAACCCTTTGTTAGTGTTTGCAAAGGAATGCGTGCTTGGTGCGTACTCTGAAACAGAACTTGCTAATGCAGCCTTTCGAGCAATCGAAGCCGCCCACGGAATTATCCAAACTTATCCTGAGAAAGATAAATCATGAATAAAGATGACATGATCGCAATGTTGCGTGGCGTAGGCTGCGATGAAAACACAGTAACAGTCATGAGCAACGCATACGACTTGGGGTTTGAGTACGCCAAAGAGACTATCTTGGCTTTGCCAGTTGTTGAGTTGCCGATGGAACTTCAATGAGAAGGGCGGCAAAAATTGACGCAAATCAAGAAGCGGTGGTCAGTGCGCTACGGGCGGCTGGCGCTCAAGTTCAGTCTTTGGCGGCTGTTGGCAAAGGCGTACCTGACCTGTTGGTCAAATACCAAGGCGCGTTCTATCTTATTGAGGTCAAGGATGGGCGACAACCGCCGTCAAAGCGTCAATTAACACCAGACCAAGTGAAGTGGCATGAGGAATGGAAAAGCGCCTTCTTGGGCGTTGTAGAGAATCCAGAGCAAGCATTGAAATTTATTGGAGCAATCAAATGACTATTGAAAAAACTTTGAAACAGCGTCAAAAAACTTACGGCGAATTTGCAACACACGCAAAAATCAGCCAAGACCTTAAAAACGTGATGCGTGAACACGGCTTGTATGAACTTGACGCAGACCAGATTGAAGCATTGGAAATGGTGGCTCACAAGATTGCGAGAATCTTGAACGGCAATCCGAATTACTTTGATTCGTGGCATGACGTTGCGGGTTACAGCACTTTGGTTGCTGACAGGCTCAAATGAGATACGACCTGATTGACCAGCAGCAAGCATCTGCGCTAATGCAAAGCCTTTGGCCTAAAGTCAAGGCAGCATTGGCGGCAGGGCGCAAACTGACGCTAGAAGTCAAAGACGCAAGCAAAAGCCGTGAGCAAGAGCGCCTGTATCACGAATTGATTGGACAGATTGCAAAACAAGCCCAGCATCTAGGTGCAAAGTGGGATGCAGAGGATTGGAAAAGACTTTTAGTGCAAGAATTTTGCAAACAAAATGGCTTGTCATCTGGTCGAGTGATTCCAAACTTGTCTGGTGATGGAATTTGTCAGCTAGGTCAGCAAACACGAAAATTTACAAAAGAGCAAGCAAGTGATTTTGTTGAATTTTTACAAGCATGGGGCGCTACAAACGGCATCACTTTTGAGTAAAATATGAGCGTGGCTACCTTTAGCGGGGGAAAAGCAGATTGAATCACTGCCTGCCACAACCTTTAATGATTCGTAACATGAGAGATTCATCATGCTGACCTATGAAAAAGTCAATGAGCTTTTAGAATATTTGCCTAATGGCGAGTTAAAACGAAAAATCACAACATCAACAAAATCAATAAAAGGAACCATTGTTGGAAATGGCGACCTTAGACGATACAAATATTTTTCTTTTAAGGGTAAAAAATATTACAACCATCGAGTTGTTTGGTTGTTGCATTATGGTTGTATGCCAAAACAAATTGACCACATCAATGGCAATCCTCTTGATAACAGAATTGAAAATTTGCGTGAATGCAATCAGTCACAAAACAATTGGAATCAAGGCATAAAAGTAACAAACAAATCTGGTTACAAAGGCGTTTCTTGGTATGCAAGAGAAAAACGATGGGTTGCAAAATTAAACATTTATGGAAAACCAAAAGTTGTTGGTTATTTTAAAAATATTGAAGATGCAGCTAATGCAATAAAAAATTTTAGGCAAGAATGTCACAAGGAGTTTGCACGTCATGCGTAAAAAATGTCGAAGAAAAGTTTATCCATTACTAAACAGTTTGGCTCATGGACTCGCTGGCGCTGCTGTGTCTGACAAGCAATCATTGGACAAACTGCGACTTTGTGAGCTTTCAGCCATTGACGCAATGACCAAAGGCAAGGGAACAACAGAAGATTGGCGCTGGCTTGCTGATGTTATCAACATTGCCGAAACAATGGGCAAAGCTAATATTGGCCCTGAAGTCCTGCCGTATTGCCAAGAAGCCCAGGCTGCTATGCTGGAATCTGCCAAACGCTATCAAGAAACCAAAAAGATGGGCTTGTCAGGCGCAGGAATCAAGGCAATCAAGGATGTGTGGGAGTTTCACGACCTTCAGCGCACCAGCATCCCACGGTCAGAATACGAAAAGATGATTCGTAAGACCGCCAATTACATTAAAAGTCACGGGAAAGATGTGGTGGAAATCGTATGACACAAGATGAAATCATTGAGATGGCTAAAGAGGCTGGTCTTATCGCGAACAGTCCGTATTTGATGCCTCACGACAATGTCATGCAAGGTATTGAAGCCTTTGCCAAACTCGTAGCAGCCAAAGAGCGTGAGGCGTGTGCAAAGGTGTGTGAAAACGATGTTGGCGAAGGTCCTGATAACGGGTGTTGTCCAACATACTGGAACGAAGCAGCAGAGTGCTGCGCCCAATCAATTCGAGCAAGAGGTGAAGCATGATGATCCCCAAGTTCAACTACTTTCGTAGCAAAAAGCACCTTCAAAACGTAGCCAGCTTGCCATGCCAAAACTGCTACATAGAAGGCGAAACCCAAGCCGCTCACAGCAATTGGGCTGAACACGGCAAAGGCAGGGGAATCAAGGCAAGTGACGAATTCACAGCCGCTTTGTGTCAAAAATGCCACATGGAACTAGACCAAGGCGCAAGGCTCAACAAGGAACAGCGCCGAATGTTGTGGCAAATGGCCTATCAAAAGACCGAGGCAAAGCTAAAAGGCCAAGGCAAATGGCCTGACGAGCTTAACCGTGAGCCTTAGACGCTGGCATTTTCTCGTGGCGCTTGAGTTCTTTTTCCAAAGCTGCAATACGCTTCATTTCTTCACGATGCTCTTTGACAGGTTCATAATGACCTGTTGGGGTCTTTTTAGATTTCATGTCGCCAGAGACTTTAAAATTGGTAGGCATAGGATTTCCTGTTAAAATTGCATTGACATTGTGCCACCAACGGCATAAAGTTACCAAACACTTAATCCCTAAAGGAAACATCATGGGTAAAATGGATTCAAACAAAGGCATCCCTAGCACTACTGGCGCAAAAGCACCAATGGGCGCAACTTCTTCTGACCGTACTGGTGAGCGTAAAGAAGGCTTGCGCGGTGGCGTGGCTATGGGTAAAGAAGACGCAGTGGGCGCTGACAAGAAGTTCGACACTGGTCGCACTGCTGGCATCTGCTACGTTAAAGAAAAAGCAGCTTACCGCTAAAAAGCGAAGCCCAAGCAGTTGAGAAGGAACTGCAAGGGCTTCTAAACAAGGCAAATAAGGAGATTCGCCATGTCTGTTAAGAATTGTAAGGCTTGTGACCACTTCTGTGATAGTGGGCAGGCCATTGGAACTTGTCGGCGCTTTCCGCTGTTCCAGACCCGTTCACCAAATGAATGGTGCGGTGAATTCACGCCTGTGCCTTACTCAGAGCCTGTGCCTGATATGTTGGCATTGCCTGTTCGTGAAATGAAGCAAACATTGGGTGAAATGCTTGGGCATCCAAAAATTTCATTGGAAGATGCTCAAAAAGCACTTGAACAAACGATTATTGAAACAGGCTATGACAAAAAGCCAAAACGCAAGTACACCAAGAAGGTGGCGGCATGAACATTAAGCCATTGCGAGACAAAATTATTGTCAAACCTGAGCAACGCTTTAAGTCTGAAGTCTTGGATTTGAGCAAGGTGGAAGGCTACCCAACGACAGGCCATGTGGTCGCTTTGGGTGACGAAGCAGAGCGCCAGGGGCTAAAGATGGGCGATAAAGTCCACTTTGGTACGGTAGCCAACACAGCTAAAGACGAATATTTGAAGTTTGAGCCGCTGAAGTTGGGTGATGACCAATGCCTGAAAATGAGTTGGCAAGACATTTGTTTTGTTGAAGAATGATAGTTAAAGAGAACATTTACACGCTGGCAATGGCTTACGGCATAGCCAAGAAGCAGTTGGAGTTCTACAAAAAGAACGGCAATCGCTACTATGTCAGCTTGTATAAAGGCATCGTCTACTCGTTTGAGGAACGGTTCAAGAACCTGAATGAAGACATTGACCTGTTGGCTTACTTTGGTGAAAACAATGTTCAAGCGTAAGATTCAATGGCTTTTGTGGAAGTTGGGCAAGATGCTTGAAGAAAAAGACCCAAAGAAGCGCCCACGCCTTTATAAACAAACGACTGTGGTAACTGGTAAAGACAAATGACATTTATTTACGCATTGGCAGACCCTGAAACTGATGAAATTCGGTATGTGGGCAAGGCTGACTGTGTAAAAGAGCGTTTTGCAAGTCATTTGCGTGAAGCAAAAACTGGCAAAGTATCGTATAAATGCAACTGGATTCGCCAAGTAACGGGTAAAAGCCTAACGCCAAAGCTGATTGTGCTTGAAGAAGTAAGCCAAGAAGATTGGAAAAAAGCAGAAATCTATTACATTGAAGAATTTAAAAAACTTGGACATGGACTGACAAATATTGCTAAAGGCGGTGAAGGTTTTGAAACTGGATATGTTCAAGATTATCTTTTTTCCGTCAAAAAGTTTCTTGGCAAGCGTTACAACGAATTGAAACGAACACAAGATTACCGTCTGTTAAATCAGATTGCTACAACAATGGTTGCGATGGCTCAAGCCAATCCTTCAATTGTGCCTAAACGATGGATGGCAATTCAATTGCCCTAATGCTATGGAAGACACACAAACACGACCTGTTGGAAGACCAAGTTTGTATGACCCGTCATACTGTGAACAAGCAATTGAGCTTGGAAAGATTGGCAAATCTACTGAATCAATTGGTGCTATTCTTGGCGTTGGAACGGCTACTTTGTACCGATGGATGGATGCGCACCCAGAATTTCGAGAAGCAATAGCGGTTGCAAAAGACATGGAACTTGATTGGTGGGAAACCATGGCTCAAACTCACATGGTTGAGAACAAAGAAAGCGACAAGCTAAACGCATCCATTTGGGCAAGGTCAATGGCTGCACGATTCCCAAAGAAGTACCGTGAAAGCACAAAGACTGAGATCACGGGTGCTGATGGTGCGCCTTTGCTTTCAGGCATTAACGTGACGTTTGTGAAGCCAGCAGAAGAATAATCCTCAATAGCTCAGAGGTAGAGCAGCAGACTGTTAATCTGTTGGTCCGTGGTTCGACCCCACGTTGAGGAGCCAATTAAGGAAAAAATGTCAGAAGTCAACACCGCCATTGCTAATGCACAGTTTCCCATCAAGCTGCAATGCTTGTTTGAGAAGTCACGCTACAAAGTCTTGTACGGTGGGCGTGGTGGCGCTAAGTCATGGGGTGTGGCAAGGGCGTTGCTGATTAAAGCCGCCAAGGACCAATTACGCATCCTGTGCGCCCGTGAGTTTCAGACTTCAATCAAGGATTCGGTTCACAAGCTGCTGTGCGACCAGATTGAATCCCTTGGCCTTGGCTCGTTCTACGAAATCACCCAAACTAGCATCCGTGGCAAGAACGGGTCAGAGTTCAGCTTTGTTGGCCTCAAGAACAACGTGGCAAACGTCAAGTCCTATGAAGGTGTGGACATTTGTTGGGTGGAAGAAGCTCAGACAACCAGCCGTTTGAGCTGGAACGTGCTTATCCCAACTATCCGCAAGCCCAATTCTGAGATTTGGATTACGTTCAACCCTGAGTTGGAATCAGACGAGACTTACCAACGTTTCGTGCTTCACCCGCCTGATGATTGCTTGGTGGTCAAGATTAACTGGTCGGATAACCCTTGGTTTCCTGACACGCTACGTCTTGAGAAAGACCAGCTCAAAACACGCGACCCGCAAGCCTACAACGTGGTTTGGGAAGGTTTGTGCCGCCAAACAGTTGATGGCGCTGTGTTTGCCAAAGAAATGCAAGTGGCTGAGTTGGATGGGCGCATTACAAAGGTCAACTATGACCCCACAAAGCCTGTTCACGCCATCTTTGACTTGGGTTGGTCTGATGCTACCGCCATTTGGTTCTTGCAGTTTGTGGGCATGGAAACCCGCATCATTCGCTACATTGAAGGCAATCAGCAGACCATGAGCGAGTATCTGGCAAAGATGCAAACGTTTGGGTATATCTATGACACGCTATGGCTACCGCATGACGCTGAGAACAAGACTTTGGCTGGCAATGGTCGAAGCATTGAAGAAATTGTCAGGGCTGCTGGCTACAAAACCAAAATCATTGGCAAAACCCCAATTTTGGACAGTATCAACGCTGCCAGAACCATCTTCAGAAACTGCTGGTTTGACCGTGACAATTGCCACGAAGGATTGCAGTGCCTGCGTCACTACCGTTACGATGTTGACCCAGACACCAAGCAGTTCAGCAAAACACCAGTTCACGACCAATATTCACACGGGGCTGACGCTTTCCGTTACATCGGTCTAATGATTAACGAGCCTAAAGAGCGAAGGAAAGTAAAACCTACGCAATATTATGGTGGCGCTCATGGCTGGATGGGCTAAAATTGGCTAACTTGTCAACCTAGGACATATATGGCAGACGATTACGACCCACGGATTCAAGAAGCAATTGAGTTCTTGAAATTGGCAAATGATGCCGACACAATGAACCGCCAAGAGGCGCTTGAAGACCTGAAATTTGGTGGTGGCGACCAATGGCCCGTAGAGTTGCAGAACTCACGCAATCTGGAATCACGCCCTGTCATTACGGTGAACAAGGTGGATAACTATTGCCGCCAAGTCTGTAACCAACAGCGCCAGCAACGCCCACGCATCAAAGTCCATGCAATGAACACGCAAGAGGACATGGTTGACGCGCAAGTGGTGCAAGGCATCATCCGTCACATTGAAGTCAATTCCAACGCTGACCACGCTTATGACAACGCTTTTGAATACGCTGTTCGCATGGGTTGGGGCTTTATGCGCGTTCGCACAGATTACGTTTCTGAAGATTCGTTCGATCAAGAAATCTTCATTGACCCTGTGGACAATCCGTTCACTGTGTATTTCGACCCTAATTCTGTGGCTCCTGATGGCTCTGACGCTGACCGTTGCTTGATTACAACAATGATGCCCAAGAAAGAGTTTTCAAAGCTCTATCCAAAGGCTTCTGTTGATGGCGGCACATCGTTCACACAGCGCGGCACAGGTGACAGCCAATCAGAGTGGATTACCAAAGAGGATATTCGCCTCGCTGAGTATTACTACACAGTGCGTGAAAAAGCCACTTTGTACCAATTAAGCGATGGCTCAAGCACTTTCTCTGATGACAAAGACTTCTTTGCTCGTTTGGCTGCTGCAAAAATTACTGTCATTGATTCACGCGATTCTTACAAGAAAACCATCAAATATTGCAAGCTGACAGCAAACGATGTGGTGGAAGAAGGTTCATGGGCTGGTCGTTACATCCCAATCGTTCCTGTGTATGGTCGCCATATCGTGATTGGTGACAAGCGCAAGAAGTTCGGCATGATTCGCTATGCCAAAGACCCGCAGCGCATGTATAACTTCTGGCAGACTTCTATTACAGAAGGCGTTGCATTGGCTCCAAAGGCCAAATGGCTGTTGGCTGAAGGTCAAGACGAAGGCCACGAAAACGATTGGGCGCAAGCAAACATCAAGTCCTTCCCTGTCTTGCGTTACAAGCAAACAGACATTGAAGGCCGCCCTGCGCCTGTGCCACAACGTCTGCAACCTGAACCGCCTCAAGCTGGCGTGATGGCTGCTGCCGCTGGCGCGGATGATGCCTTGCACCACTTGCGCGTCAACCATGTCCTCTTGCGTGTTCATTGCATGGACTTTGATGCGTGGGCGTTGCTGGCGCTGTTGGTTACAGACTTG